ACTAATATTTCATTTATTTGCATCTTTATTTTAGAGGTCAGCAGCCTAGATTAGGGACTCTATTTGACCAGGAAAAAACCAAGTCGGAGTAGTCGGAGATGGCCGACCCCCCCAAATCGGGTTAGGTACTTGCACGTGTGTGACTTGACAATAAAACACATATTCAATCAAACATATCTCAACAAACCATTTTTTCCTTGTAGGATTGCCTTATTCTCTTTATACTTTTCAGTAAGTTGCAGGTGAGGATTTTTGTTTTGTTCACTTTCTCCAATTTGTTTAACTTTTTTCCTTGCCTGTAGCTTTTTTTAAGGAATATATATGGCAAACGGTTTATTCGATACAGATTACAGTTATCTTGGACTACCAAGACTAGGTTCTGCCGTTAGAGGCCCTATAGACATTTCGCAAGAAGCTATAAATAATTTAAGTTATTTAGACGATCAAGCTGTATCAGATCCTATAGAGGATGAGATTCAGTCGTATTTCGATTTCCCCCTAGATACCGTATCTGAGACTCCCACTTCTACAGATATAAACGATACGATTGCTTCAATAGGATCTGTACAGCCCCCCATTTCTGGTATAGGAACTTTAGGGACTCCTATAGCCCCAGAAATTTCTCCAGTTTTTTCACCCTTACCGACCCCCACACCTATACGCGAGCAACCAGTAAGGGTGACTCCTTTCGATCCAGAAATTCCAAATAGAATTTCCAATCCAACTGACAGTATTACCAACAGAAGTATGGGACTCAGTTCACCTATAGCCATATCTGGCAGTATGCCAGTATCCTTTGGCGGTACAGGTGGAGGCGGTATAGCATCTCTAGGCGGTATGGCAAAAACTATAGGTTCAGGCTTAGAAAAAGTTGCAAATCTTGGCATACTAGGGCCAAAAGTACAAATTGCTTCAAGAATATTAGGTGCTATTAGAGATAGAGTCTCTCCAAAAACAGAAGGTACAACTTTTGATTCTTCTTTAGAATCAGTCGCAGGTGGAGGTGGAGCGATAGGTAGAGCAGCAGCCAAAGAAGTTTCAGATAAAGTAACCGTAGGCGACTTATTGAAAATAATAAATACTAGAGCAGCGTCTGGCGATCAAGATACCAAGACTACACTCGCAAATCTAGTCAGAAACGCCAAAGCAGAGGCGAGAGCAGCCGCAAATGCAGCCGATACGGCAGCAATACAGAGAGAAAAAGCTGCAGCGATGAATGTATTGTATGGCGGTGCAGGTTCTTCTTTTGAATCTGGCAGAGACGCATATACAGAATCTGGACAATACGATATAGACAGAGAGGCTAGACAAGCCGAGTTTGATGCGATGCGTGCAAGAGAATATTTTGAAAAATATGGCGTGCCTCAACCCAAACTAACGCGCGAAGAAACAGCAAGGGCGTTAGCAGACTTACAATCAAGAATAGGATTTGGTGGTGCGATGTCACCTGCCAACGCCCCATTCAGTACCATACCAGAAAGAGTAGCACCTGATCCTAATGTTGAATATGAATTGGTTTCAGGGTTTAATGTACCTAAACCAAGAGAAACGGTAGCAGCAAGAAACAATAATCAAGGGATCGCGCCATTTATGGGTGTACCCAGCAACGTGATGAGAGGAAGGGCAAGAAGATGAGCGAATCCAGAATAAAAGAATTACAAGCAGAAAAAGTCAGATTGAGTAGTCTTGATGCTGACAACATGCTTGATAAGCAAAAATACAAAGAACGAATGTTACAAATAGATTTGATGATCGAAGAATTAGAAAGAGAAACAGATCCATTTGATAAAATGTTTCCAGGTCAGACGAAAGCTATGAAAAATGGCGGTGAAGCATCCTTCCCAGACCTATCAGGCGACGGCAAAGTGACGCAAAAAGATATTCTTATGGGTAGAGGCGTTATTAAGAAAGCCGAAGGCGGTGAAATAGATATGGCACTCGAAGATGTTTCACGTGGAACAATGGATATGGAAGCACCTCAAATGCAACCTAGCCAANAAGAAATGGCTGCGGTACAGCAGATTATGGATATGGTGATGCAAATGATGCAATCAGGCGCATCCGAAGAAGAGATTATAGCTGCACTCAAAGAAATGGGACTTAGCGATCAAGATATTGCGTTGATTATGCAAGCGATAGTAGAGCAAGGACAGCAACAAAACCCAATTGATGCAGAATTATCGCAGATGATGTAATGGCTGACTTACCTAAAGTAAATCCAGTAAATATTGTTATGGAGTCAGAGAAGTATTACGACTTTGATCCAGGCGGTTTTCAAAGAGCTTTACCCACACTCAAGACCGTAGGCGGTGGAATCGCAGATTTAGTTGTTCCTCAAACAGCAACAGAAGTTGCGATGTATGCAGTACCGCCTGTCGCGGTATACAACAAAGTACAGAAAATACTTAATAGAGCAAACAAGTTGAGAGCAGAAGCGCAAAGTTTATTCAATTCATATCTTAGAGGATCACGTAGCAATAAAGATATTAGAGAAGCTCAACTCAAAAAAAATGAAGCAGATAGGATGGTCAAATCTATATCAAAAGAAGATAAAAAGATTCACGATGATTATGAAAAATCATTAATGGGTACAAAAGAAAGTAACAAACGAGCTGCAGACAAAGCTAGAAGAATAGCAGCAGGCGAAGAAAAACCTGATACAGGAGAAATAGCAAAAAGACTAGCAGACCCAAAATATAAAGCAAAAAAAGCTAAAGAAATAGAAAGAGATAATTTAAAATTAGCGAAAGAATCAGGTTATGATGCTGACGAAGCAAAAGATATTGTTAATTACTATAAAGGCGAAAAGTTAGTCGACGATGGTTATGGAAATCTTCGACCAGAAAGGGATTTTTCAGATTTACCTCTAACGTATAAAAATCCCAAATTATCACGCAAATTTTTGGAAGAACAAAATTTTAGTAACCTGGATGAAATTGGATATGCTAGACCACCTAAATATTCACCTGAAGATATATCTCAACAAAATACATCAAACTGGTTTAAAGAGTTAGGTGAAAATAAATATAGATTATATCAATTCAATCCTCAAACAGGTCGCTACACGCAAACAACGCTTGATAACCCAGACTTAGGGACTTGGAGAAATTTTCTAGGTTACGCTAAAGGTGGCCCAGTAGACAAACCTTTATACGACGATCAAAGAATGATTTGATGAATCTATCGAGTCTTACCGAAGCAGAGCTAAAAGAAGCTCTGATGTTGAAAGAAAAACTAGATAATTACCAAATACAAGAACAATGCCAAAGTAGTTTTTTCAACTATATAAATCAAATATGGCCTGAGTTTATCTGCGGTAGTCACCATAAAATTTTTGCAAAGAAACTCCAAGAAGTCGCAGAAGGCAAATGCAAACGACTGATCGTCAATATGCCACCTCGACATACTAAGAGTGAGTTTGCCTCTACTTTCTTCCCCTCATACATTATGGGACTCAAACCCAAGATGAAAATTATGCAGACTACGCATACAGGGGAACTGGCAGTACGATTTGGTCGTAAAGTCCGTAACTTGATGGATCAAGAAGAATACAAAAAAATATTTCCTGAAGTGAAATTACAAGCCGACAACAAATCGGCTGGTCGTTGGGAAACCAATAAAGGTGGCGAATACTTCGCGGCAGGTGTAGGAGGTGCGGTTACAGGTCGTGGTGCGGATCTATTGATTATTGATGACCCACATTCAGAGCAAGATGCACTCAGTCCAACCGCACTCGAATCAGCGTATGAGTGGTACACCTCTGGCCCTCGTCAACGTCTGCAACCAAACGGTGCGATTGTTATTGTTATGACGCGATGGAGCGCGATTGATTTGACTGCTAAGTTACTTGATGCGCAAGTAGAACCAATGGCTGATCAATGGGAAGTGATCGAGTTCCCTGCAATATTTCCTGATTCTGAAAAACCTTTATGGCCTGAGTATTGGCCTGAAGAAGAATTACTAAAAGTAAAAGCATCATTACCTGGAATCAAATGGAACGCTCAATGGATGCAAAATCCGACTGCTGAAGAAGGTTCAATAATAAAACGAGAGTGGTGGCAAAGATGGGAACATGAAACCTTACCCAGCGTCCAATACATTATGCAGTCATACGATACCGCATTTTCAAAGAAAGAAACGGCTGACTATTCAGCAATATCTACTTGGGGTGTATTTCGTAATGAAGAAAATGGTGCAGATTGCATCATTCTTTTGGACTGTCAAAAAGGTAGATGGGATTTCCCAGAACTAAAAGATGTGGCTATGCGTGAATACACTTATTGGGAGACCGATATGGTGTTAATAGAAGCCAAAGCATCTGGTACGCCTTTGACACATGAATTAAGAAGGATGGGTATTCCTGTAGTAAATTACAGTCCAACCAGAGGTCACGACAAACATTCTCGTATGCACTCAGTCGCTCCTGTTTTTGAATCTGGTATGGTTTTTGCACCAAACAGAATGTTTGCTGAAGAGATGATTGAAGAGTGTGCTTCTTTTCCTTTTGGAAAAAATGACGATTTATGTGATACTATGACCCAAGCTATCATGCGATTTCGTGAAGGTGGATTTTTAAGTTTAGCTTCTGATTATGAAGATGAAGACAGAGGCGTAAGACAAAGGATTTATTACTAATGGCAATAGAACGAACAACACCAGAACCAGTAGAAATGACAACGGCTCAAGATGCAGAAGAGCAAGAAATTATTGAGGTAATGGAAGGTATCGAAGAAGCCGATATACAAATGCAAGAAGACGGTTCAGCAATATTAGGGCCAGAAGAAGAAATACAAATGACTTCTGAGTTTGGAGAGAATCTAGCGGAAGTCGTTTCAGAATCAGAATTATCAAAAATATATATTGATCTTATGGCAGCTATCGAATCAGATAGATCAAGTAGAGAAGATTGGGAAAAAACATATACCGACGGATTGAAATATCTAGGTATGAAGTTTGACGAAACAAGATCAGAACCATTTGAAGGCGCAAGCGGTGTCACGCACCCACTATTAGGAGAAGCCGTCACTCAATTCCAAGCGCAGGCATACAAAGAGCTACTGCCTGCTGGTGGGCCAGTAAAAACTCAAGTAGTTGGCGCATACGATTCAGTAGTTGAAGAACAAGCGCAAAGAGTGCGTGAGTTTATGAATTATGAAATCGTACATGTTATGGAGGAATACGACGAAGATTTAGATCAAATGTTGTTTTATTTACCACTTGCAGGCTCTGCATTTAAAAAAGTCTACTACGATGAGAATTTACAACGTCCAGTATCAAAATTTGTAGCACCTGAAGACTTAATAGTTCCTTATTACACTACTGATTTGGAATCTTGCCCAAGAATCAGTCACGCAATCAAAATGCCAGAAAACGATGTTAAGAAACTACAAGCAATAGGTTTCTATAGAAACGTAGAACTGCAGCCAGACGATGAAAACCAAGACTATTCTTCTTTAAAATCAGAAAAAGAAAAGCTAGAAGGCGTAGAACCTTCATACGATACTGGTGAAATATGTTTATTATACGAAATTCACTGTAATTTAGACCTTGAAGGCTTTGAAGATATGGGCGAAGACGGTGAAGAAACAGGCGTAAAACTGCCATACATCGTTACAATTGACTCAAATACTGAAAATATACTTGCAATCAGGCGTAATTTTAGAGAAGACGACCCGATGCGCACTAAAATAGAGTATTTTGTGCATTTCAAGTTCCTTCCTGGACTTGGATTCTATGGATTTGGTCTAACTCACATGATTGGCGGTCTATCTAAGGCTTCTACCTCTATTTTAAGACAATTAATTGATGCTGGAACGCTATCAAACCTACCAGCAGGCTTCAAAACAAGAGGAATACGCATCAGAAACGAAGATGAACCCATACAACCAGGTGAATTTAGGGATGTTGATGCACCAGCAGGGTCATTACGAGAAGCAATACAGCCATTACCATTCAAAGAGCCTAGCGGTACGCTTTTAAATCTGCTTGGATTGCTTGTTCAATCAGGNCAAAGGTTTGCATCAATTGCAGAGATTGCAGTTGGTGAGGGTAATTCGCAAGCACCTGTAGGAACAACACTAGCCTTGATGGAAAAATCAACA